CCGTAGGTCACCAACGGAGTCTTTGAGCATCTTGCCCTCGTTGGTTGCCAGACTGCCAAACTCTCCTCGCACTTCTTCCAAAGCTTCTCGCAGAGGATCGATGCCGCCAGTTTGAGACATCTTGATCAGTCCCCCCCAGATCTTGAAAGGGGTAGCCAAGATGGTCAGCGACAGCTTCCCGAGCGCCGCCATCAGATCGAATACAGCGGTGGCCAAATTCCGTATGGTCTCAAAAGCGCCTTTAATTCCACCTACGAAGCCGCGGAAAGCGCCGGCTAGTAGGCCGATCTTTGGAGCAGCATCGACCACTTCACCCAGTCGGCTTGATGTTTTTCCGGCACTGTCGGCCGCCTGCTCCAGGCCTTCGGTAAGCTCTGTCGTCTGTTGTGTGGTCTCAGATAGGTCTACACACTCTAGGGAACTGCAGATGTCTTTAGCGACGGCCGATTGCTGACCCATCAAGGTGATCTGCTCGCGTGTGAGCCGAGCTTGCTCCTGCAGCAGCTTATTCATCTGCTGTTGGAGTTCCACCTGTTGTCCTAGATCGTCAGCAGCCATGTTCCTCGCTCTATGATGCTACACTCTGTAACTATTCTGCTGAGTGCGCTAGCGACGGTTGACTCTTTACGTAAAACGTCGTAAGTTCGCAGGGACCGCAGTCCTTGCACGGCCCGACATCATTCGCTCGTCTGGGGTATTGTGGTGGGCCGCGCGGCTGGCATTAGCGTTCTGTTCGGCTGCGCGTTTGAACTCTTCGTTGATGCGGTCGATGAACCATATCCTCTGCCATATAGGTAGCGTATAGGCCTCTCTGTAAGAGAAGCCCGCATAATACATCAGGATGAAGATATGTTGAAGGAATATTTCCTTATCATTCGGCGTCAGGCCAAAAAAACGAGGCTCCCATTGGGAGCCGCACCTCCGACGTCTCGAAACAATTCGAGCAATCCATCCACGACTTCATGTCGATACCTGGTTCGTGCTTGTCGATGTACTTACGCAACTCCAGCGAATCCCTGGCCGGCATATTACCGATAAAAGTATTGATCTTGTTTCTATCCTTAACGCCGTCGATAGAGACTATTTGGTGCCTTAGTCTAGTGGTCACGAGGCTGTCGGATTTAGCGCCGCTCTTCTTGCGGCGTTCTTGAATGACTGAAATCTCTGTCTCATCTTTGCCAGTCAAAAAACGAAATTGTATCGTCTTTTTTGTCATCGGTAGGTTAAGTTCGAAAATATTGACACCCTCCGATACTGGAGGTATGTCAAGCCTCTTGATCGGAAGATCCGTAAGCTGGAAATCCTGTTTGGACTTCTCGCCGCAATCCGGACAGTCTACCTCAACACTGTATTGAGATCCGTATCCGGTGACGCGCAGAGCCGTCATCACCGCGTTCCTATCCCCCACCAACATATCGGTGACGTTGATGGTCTTGTCGATCAGACACGACTTTATGAGCTCTGTGATGACAGTCCCTTTCTTGATGAGAGCACGGGAGGTCAAGATATCTTCCTCGCGGGCGGTCATCGCTCTTATGTCGACAGTTTCCTTTTGGTATAGCGGGCTTTCAGGTGAATATACTGATCCGTTTGACGGCAGGGGAACGGCCTCGATGGGAACTTCAAACCCAAAATCGTCTGCCATGACGTTACGCGTCTGAAATCCTGCCTGCGCTGCCTGCGCAGCCGTAAATACCTCGTTTCCCTCTCTGGTCTCGTTACTCATCGTTAAACACTCCTTCGGTAAAGGATAACAGCCGAGGAGCGCCATGTTAATATGGAACTATTTTCGATCGACACAAAACGCATATGCGTGTTAAAAAAAATGCCGGCGGCTAATTGCCGCCGGCATTTCTAAACGGAGTCAGTAGTCCGAACTACTACTAGAACTGTAACACGCAGTTGTCGAAGCGTAGCGTCAAGCTTATATCAACTGCATCAGATGAACCATAGTCCAAGTCGCCAAAGGTGGCGTTAGTGATGAAACAGCCTTTCATATCCCACAATTCAACAACTGTTCCAACGGGGTCTAGCAACTTAAGTTGGCAATCACGCTTGTAGAAATCAGCGTAGCCAGCACGACCAGATACGGATTCGAAGTGGGTGCGGATCCACTCCATGACCTGTTGGGCTCCTGATGGGGCTATTGCGTCATGTAGCGTTACGGTGATGGCATCGAACTTCGTCTTGCCAGCAATGTACCGAGTGGAATTCATGAAGGGAATTTCTTGTTCCTCGGTCGTGATGGTCGGCCGATTTGCGGTCTTGATCAAAAACGCATCGATGCCCTCGATGGCGAACTGCCAACGAAATTTACGCTTCGGCTCAAACTTGTTGGGAAGCATGTCGGTTACTGGAAATGTATCTGCCATTTTCTCTTTCTACTCCTTGTGGGATGCTTTACATAATTATGCGATTACCCGGTTATACCTCCGCACCGGCATTTGTCACTACGAAGTCCAGACTTATGAACTCAACGGAACGAGTCGGTTGCAGGAAGATCTTTCCTCTAATCGTGTTGTTCTCTACATCAGCCTGGGTGGTGGTCGACGTATCGATCTGCACCTTGAACCTATCCAAACCCTGTTGCTGCTGAATCTGCAGAAGGATGGGGTTGACGGCTGAACTGAATCTCGCCAACGTATCTGCTCGATTGGGCTCAAACAGAAGGGTGTTAGCAACCGATCTCACCTTGCGACGTACGTCTATGAGAAGACGTCGTACGTTTACGCGGTCCAGTGCACTCTGTGCAGCCTGCAGCGTCTTCTGTCCAAAGACCACGACTCCAGGGGTGTGTGCGAATGCCGTCAGCGGATTTACGTCCGCCGAGTAAAGATCGTCCAGGTTGTTGCGGTTTAGTTTGACCTGTGCCTCAACTACTCCTGCCAGTGCACCACGCGTAAAGCCGGCGGGAGCAAACCAGGGGTGAGCCAACCTGTCGTTTAGCGCCATAGCTCCCAAAACAGCAACCGAAGGCGGACACTGCACATTGGTGTTAGTGTTCGGATCCGTCATTATGACATCAGGGAAGTACGCAGCTGCAAACGAAGAATCTAGGGCACGACCGGAAAGTCTGGATACTGTATTAGCAACGCTGATTGTCTGCACAGACGACGTAACGTACGTGTTCACAGAGTCCTTCTCCTCGATGTCCACGAGGTACAGAGCGTCAAAACGACGTTCAACCGCGTCGATCGCATAATCTGTGACTGCTTCGTGGCGAATGCCAGGAATGGCCAACAGCTGTATGTCAACATCGACTTTTTCTTCCATGACGTCAACGGCCTTACGAATAGAGGCCACTGTAGAGGAACTCACCCCAGACTCAGAGCCGTCATCCATCTCACGGCGCACGGAGACGTCGTTCATTTCTACTTTGTTCTTGTTGAATACATTTAGTCCGTCGAACCCGCCCTGCAGAGGGAAAGTAAACTTAAGGTATTTCCTAGTCGGCTGGTGCGCGAAGTCCTTAGTTGGATCCAACAATCTAGAACCGACACCGGATGTGCCGTCACGATCAGTCAGCGTACCAACCTGTGCGCCGTCTCTGCGGTATGCTGCAGACTGCCATTCCATTGAATTCGGACGATCGTCTGAACCGGTGATCACCTCGATCTTCTCGAGAGAGAACTGGTTGTTATTAAACCTGTCACAATCCAATACGCAGCCGCCTACGTCCGCAGCTCCGGCGTTATCGGAGACTATCGAATGCTGACCCGAGACGTGAAAGTCGGGGAAATACTTCGTCAAAGAGGTGACCGTGGGATCCAACGACTGATTCTTGTTGGGCTCGTTTATGTTAGTCTTCTTCTCGAACTGAACTCCCCATGTCAGAGAAACCTCCGCCCTCTTCCTGGGGCTTAGGCCCACAGCAATGTTTTCTCGCATGGGCACTGGAGGTTGAACCACTCTGCCCAATTCGTCGCTGGTAATGCCGGCGACGATCAAGGACCCGGTGAGGATCGTAGGTTGCGGAGTGGCAGTACCTGACGTCACTAAGTGAGGTAACCCTCTGAAGCCCACAGGGATGGAAGTGTTCTCTAGCTCTCTGTTACGTAGATCGTCAGATTCCTCAACACGGACGTACTGTGAGTTGTTGGGATATTTTCCCTCTATGACTAGCTTTTGGCTGCCGGCAGCTCGATCGAAATCGTAGAATGCTCTAGTGTCGCCGATTACGCGGCTTATAAACCTATCTGAAGAAGCGTCCAGGCTCAATCCACGGAAAGACTCTAGCACCTGCGGATTTTGATCGGAATCGCCGAATCCTCTTACGAGTACGTCGAACGAGCCGAAAGGCTCTTTGTCGTTAGACGAGGCTTGAATATTCTCTATCGTTATCTTGAATATTTTGTTTCCGTTCGCACCGTCGTCTCGAGCGTGAATTCTGAATAAGTTCTGGTTGTTACCTCCAAACTTTTGCGATACCACGAACGGAGATTTTGCATTCGCAAACCTATCAGTGAAGGACTCAAAGTCCGGAGTTCCGACGTTGTTAGCAGTAGTAGCAGCAGTCGTAGCTCTCGCAATTGACGACGTCAGCAAGAATGCCATGGTCGCCTTGGCATTTGGAACATCGGCGTTGGTAACCAGGCTTCCTATTCCGCTGCCAGTCACCTCTGCCAAAGATGGTTCTATGTCGTAGTGAGCGTAAAGATAGTGTCCGGCCGATTCTAGTTGGTAGGGGTCAGTGTTTAGAACTTTAGCAAAATAACTAGGCACCGAAGGGTCAAAAGAGGCGGAGATGACATTTGAGTAAGAATTAGAATTCTTTAATCCGTTGAGGATCATGACGAATTCCTGCTTAGCGGATCCCGTGGTCACGTCTCCTACGCCGGCACCTGCGTTTCTTCCTGCTGCAAATGAGGTTCCAGCCGCCCAGGTCGGAGCGGAGTTGTTAGCGACCAGAGAGGAACTCAAGCCGGGAACGACTCCGGAGGGAACGAACATAACACCGCGGAGGATTGGATGCGCCGCAGTCTGGCCGGAGGACTGAATGCCGGCAGCCGAAAAAACGGTGGAACCCGCAGACTCTGACATGAAACAACCAAGGAAGTAGGTTCTCCCCAAGGAGCCTGAGCTCGCACCGGTTGATTCGTCCGCATACGCGTAAGAATTAGCCCCGATGAGGCCGTTGTCTTGCGTTAGTTGATTTCCTACAGTAAAACCAGCATTTGTAACTGCACCCGTAGATGCATCTCTCTGCTTTCCGTCTCCTGCGCCTAGAAGTCTTATGAATGCACCGGCAGTTGCATTTTTCATCCACTCGTTGACTGCGAGCGGGCCGAATTTCTCACCGTCAGTGTCGCCAAAATCTGCGACAAAATCGGAGAAGGTAGCAAAGGTGACAGGAACGAAGGCAGGCCCTCGAGTCGATGTACCAATGATGCCAGCCGGAATGCCCCGCGGGGTAACTTGCGTGGGACCT